ATCTTTTAAAAAGGAATAAACAAAATTTAAAAAAAACAACTTTTGACTTTGCCTATGAATATGTTTTAAATGATGGAAAGGTTTTAACAGATATCTGTATTAAAGCTCAATATGGTAGCAAAAGAGAATTTTATGTAATGAATATGGGATCAAAACTAATGGCTAGATGTGTTGAGAATTTCTTTAAAAAGATTTGTGAATTATCCCATACTGAAATGATATCTACACCTGGTGATGTTAAAATGTTAAACATTCAAAGAATGACTGATAGATTGACCTCTCATGCAATTAAAAATAATAATCAAATTTACTATGTAAATGGTGATTGTAGTAAATGGTCTGCTTCTGAGATGATGGAAACTTTTTTAACAATTATTTGTGGGTTTGAAAGTGAAATAGGAGAAAATGATTATATTACTTTTATGAAATATATAGTTGCAAAATGGATGGACAAGAGAATACAGATACCACAGGCAATAATTAGAAAGGTTTTACCATTGACTGAAAAAACAGAATATTTAAAAGAATTGGCAACAAATAATTATGAAATGAAAAGTACACAGAATTTTTTACAAGGTGTTTTTAATTATATGTCATCTTTCAAAGCAGATGTTTGTAACAATTATGTTATGCATTTGTGGAATAAGATTTATCCTCAAACAAATTTAATGGCTGAATATATGGTTCATTCAGATGATTATGTTTGGTGTGTTAGTTCTCCAAATACTGATGTTTTTGAAACATTTAGATTGTTACAAAAATCTTGTATGAAAATGTGCAATATTACAGACAGTACTAAAAAAACAAATTGTCAAAATATTTTCATGGAATTTATATCTTTAATATCTTTTAATGGTTCATTAAATTATCCAATAATAAAAAAAACAAAAGAATGTTCATCAGCACTACCAGGTGAAGATTTTAAAAGAGATTCAGATTCTGTTTGTTCTAGAACAAGTGAATGTATTCGAGTTGGAGCTGACAATTTTTCTTCCTGGATTTTTCACAAATTTCATATGGCTTTGTTAAGAAGATTATACAGTTTACATCAAGGAGGTAGAAATGCAATAGAAGATAAATATAATACTCCTGTAGAATGTTTTGGTCAATCTGACATGTTACCTGTTTGTTATTTTATAAGTGATGGAGATCCAAATAATTACAGACTGTTTAAGTATTCTGATCATGGAAAAATTTTCTTAAGAAAGATATTAAATTTTGAAAATGTAGATACAGAAAGAGATAGCCAGTTTCCAACTCCAAATTTCATATTTGATAGAAAAAATGATAAGATTAGTAAACTAAGATCAAAATTAGAAATAAGTATGGAAGATGCCATGTTATTTTTTGAAAAGAATCCTGTTTACAATTTTTTAAAACCAAATGATTTAGATGATTATTTAATTTGGTTAGAAAGCATGTATTTTAAAAATAGTTTTATAAAGGCTTATAATAAAGACACTAAAACAGTAAGATTATTAAGAATGTCAAGATATTCTAAATTGCCTTGTTGCTCTTTTATGGATGAAAAAGAATTGATAGAATTCTATAAAGATAGAAATAATATAGACAACCCTG